TTAAGTAGACCTGCTTCTCACCTTGGAACCGCTTGGAGTACTCGTTAACTCGTTTATGCCTATCTGGATACTTACCATCTCCGATAGGAAGAACCTTAACCCCATTCTCGAGCAGCTTCTCTTCTATCATGAGAGCGAGATATCCAGTATAGAGGGCTTCCATACCTAGACCGAAAGAGGGAGCGGGCATTACTGTAGCCCCTCGATCTTCTGGCTTATCTGGTTTTCCCGCGTGTTGTCTATCTATGAATACTATCATAAGCCTACTATACTCCGATAATCTATGAAATGAGGGAAAGATTACTTACGGATGCTTACCAAGGGGTTATCCTCGATATGCAGTACGTATCTCCAGCGATTATCGCTCCAGCTCTTACTAACGATCTGACATTTATGGTCCGTTAATCCGACCCTCTCAGAAGTAATAGATACAATATCTCCGAGATCTAGATACCCATACTTCGCAGCTGCTGAGATCTCTATAGCGTAGTTCCCTAGAGCATGGGCTCTAATCTTATCGCGAGCTACTCGGATAGCAGTCTGGAGATCGTAGATAAACGGAGCCTCGATTACCTTCTCTCTCAGTCCATACCGAGTATAGGATATGTAAGCAAGCGGATCTCTGTACTTAAGAGGTTCATCTTCTACCAGTAAAGGATCGATAACGATCTGGGATCTATACGCTCCGCTCATCCCTGCATAAGCGAATCGTATGGTAATCTTATTGATAATCTCACCCTCGAGAGGTGTAAGGGGAGAGATAATCTCTAGCTCTCCGCTCTCTAGGAGATGATGAGAGGGGATAATCTCCTGCGAGTACGTATAGAGATTGAGAGCTACCTTAATCCCACTCCCTCCGGTTACTACCATAATAGGAAGCAGGCTCCAGATATTATCCTTAATCCAATCTAGAGCGGATACATCTAGATCATTAACGTAGCCTCCGAATTTATACTGCTGTAATACTGGAGATAATCCGCTCCAGCTTGAGTAATCAAAGAAAAGATCCGTTTTCTCTAATACATAGAGAGAGAGATCTACAGCTGTACCGAGAGCGTTATTACCATTAATGGAAGGGAGCCCTCCCTTAGAATTACCCCATACTGCGTAATAGTTAAAAGCAGCCTCTGGGCTACTCCCAGAAAACTGATCGTATTGAGTATTAGTACCCTCTGGGCTTCCTACGATTAGATAGAAGGGTACATAAGCATGAGTGAATCCCTTGGAATCGATTGCAATCTCTACGGGGTTCGTAACCGATCCTCCTTCTCCATCGAAGATCTTAATAAGCGATACTCCGGGCTGCATTACAGGATGGTAAGCTACTTGATAATATACAGTTAATCCCGTAGTAGTTCCTCCTGCTTGATAGCATGGAGTAACGCGTAGATCTGTATCTATTACGATGCTTCCAGCCTGCTCTCGAGGGCTCTGTCCTAATTCTCCGAATACGAAGGGAACTACCTTCCCTTTACTCTTATCGAGTACTGGTACCGAGTAGTTATCCTCTATAATCACATGCTCATCTCCTAGCAGCTTAACATCTCTTACGTTAACCGAGTTCTCTATAGTGAATGAGATAGTACCCTTCGGAGCCTCCGGATCTCCGAATATTGCATCGAGAGCTCTCCCAGAGAAGATGCCTATCCTATCTTGCTGAGTAAAGCTCGTGGATCCTTCGCTTACGATTACCATAGAAAGAGAGCAGAGAGCATCGTTAAGGGTTCTCCCCTTGAGGAACTCCGATACCCAATCCACCTCCTCGAAGATGAGCTCTAAGGAGATGGTATTAGCCTCGAGATCTACTCCGAGGAGATCGCTCTGCAGGTTCACCGGAGGATCTTCCAGGGCTCCTCGATATGGGATAACTGTATTCTCTGTAATATCCTGTATATCGATAGGTATTGTAGAAAAACGGTATATCGCTCCATAATACTCGATATCTAAGAGGAAGCATACATCTCCCTCTTGTATCTCGCTCCTCTTAATCGTATCCATTACTCTATCTCCTCGAGGTTAACAGTAGCTACTCGGAACATCTCCGATACCATCTCCTCACCTATAACGCTCTCTACGGATACCTCTCCAGTAGTTCTAGCGAGCATATGCTGAGCTCTTCGATTCATAATAATCTCGTTCTCTCCCTCGAGGCCTATCTGAAACTCGTTAACATCTATGGAAGGAAGATATACGAGGGGCTCTCGATTGCTGAGATAGCGAAAGATACCATTCATGAGATACGGATCTCCATAGTTCGCTACGGGCTGGGCTCCGGATGCTTGGGATATTTGCCAGTAGTCCGGATTGAGCTCATATAATCGCGTAGTATCGATCGGTTCTGTCCAAGCGATAGAAGCAGTTCTCCTTCCGTTGCTCATCTTGCGAGAGAAAAACATACCATCTAGAGTGCTCTGGGCTTGGATATTAGGAGTAAATGTTATCGTTCTTCCTCTCTGGTACTGCGGAGCGGGGAAGGCTACGGAGCCCATAAGCAAGGATCCGATCTGGAAGTAGCCCTCGAGGGTATCTTGAGCAGGGATCTCTAGGGCTATCGCGTATTGTCCTAGGTTCACTCCATCTAATCTGCTCTTCAATACTGTAATACTATCCGGTATTAATCGAATAGTTCCGGAGGCTGGAATAGTGCTAGGGTCTGTAAGCTTAGTATCGTACTGGATAACGGCTTCCTTAACTCCGGTGCTGTTAGTCCAGATCCCCTCGCTATTCATACGGATCTTAACGATCTTCTTAGTTTCTCCGCTTGAGAGTTCCGCTCTCCATCCGATAGCCTCTCCATAATGGAGGAGGAACTTCTTAGCAGTATCGTTAGAGATAAGGGTATTCCCCTTCTTAATATACGTACCGCTTAAGCCCGCGCTCGCATCTCCTCGGAAGAACGTATCCCAAGAGGAACCGCTCCAGACCTTGAGATCGAACTTAATAAAGTTGATATTCGAGAGATGCACTCCGATAACATCTGAGAGGCCTAGGCTCTTCTCTGTATCGGCTACCTCCGGATCTAGGAAGAGAGGAATCCGCTCCAGTACGTTATCCGCGCTACTTCTCCAGGCTACTCTCGGAGATAGAGAGATCTTATGGAATACGTTATCGATTGGGTAATCGTAGCGAGGAGAGATCTTATACTCATCCTCTCCGCGAGCTGGAGCATCCTTCGCGGTGATTGCTAGCCCTTCATCGATATACTGATACTCTCCAAGCGGAGGATACTTAGCACCTCGTAGATCGAAGTTAAATAGCCCAGCTTGCTCTCCAGAGGTAATGCTTACCTCCTGCCAATGAGAGCGATACGTAAGCACCCCAGAGAATGCAAGGTGACCCCACTCCAATCGGTTACCGGGCCCCGCTGCTGATTTGGTAATGCTTCCGATCTCTTGGAGGTTCCATTTTTTAGCCTGCGCTCCATCTGCTGTTCTGTAGTAGATCTTAGCAGCTGTATCCGTAAGGCCTATTACTATCTCTGTGGATTCTGTCATATCGTGAGAGATGGTAGCCTTAACTCCTGCGCTATCTCGTACTTGTATCGTAGTAGTAGAGAACCGCAGTATTAACTCTGTACTGTTTGTACTGTCATCTTGAGTAACTCGGAAGGCTATAAAGTTCTGGGCTACGCTCGTATTCTGATCTACTTGTAGCCTTAAGCGTATAACCTGCCCTTCATCGAAGTAACTTCCAGTATGTGAATAACGATAGTATCGAGTATTCCCAGAGGTAGATAGATCTAGCCCCTCATCATCTAGGGTTTGAGAGCCCGCTCCGATAGTTGTATATTGTCCAGAGGTAGCAGGAAGCATAACCGGAATATAAGTGCTCTCCCATACTAAGTATTGGTACCAATCCGGATTATCAGATCTCGCAGGATATGAGAAGGAAGAGAAGCCTCCGAGAGCTAGATACCATACGCTATTAGTATTGTGGGCTATAATCTTGGCTCTCCCCTCATGTAAGCAGCTGCTCAGGTTCTGTACTCGGTTAGCATTGCTATCATAATCTAAGATATATCCATTCTCTACCGCAGAGCCCCCTCCGGAAGCATATCTCCAAGAGGTTCCCATATCATCAGAATAGAACGCGATAAGCCTTCCTCTCCCGTACTCTTGAGCTACTGCCCATATAATCCCATCTTGATACCAGCAAGTAGTATTCCCTCCGCTCATCACGTTAGAGGTAATACTAGAGAATGTAGTAGCTACTGCTATGGTATTCTCCTTCGCAGCTGTCCAGTAAGAACTCGATAAACGGATACCGGGATTTGGAATCTTAGTAAAACTAAGCTCCGAGCTATCCGAGATATAAACTACTCCGATCGTACCATCTGGAAGGGCTACGGGGCTAGGCTCATGGAAGTATCCATCGACACTATCTGAGATGCTATCTACGAGGAGAAAAGTAGTACCCCCATCTCTCGATACGTATTGAGCTAAGCGGTTCTTATTGGAAGTCTCTAGCTCAATAAAGAGAACTACGGTATTATCTACCGTTACCATCTTCATCTTCTTAGGTTCATAGGTTCCAGAGGAGATGCTATCTACCAGACCTCGAGAGGATACTCTATTCCATGTATCCCCATCATCGAGAGATCTATGTACATTAAGGTTAATAGCATTCTCGCTAGTATACTGGAAGAACGCTACCAGCAAGCTCCCATCCTGTAATCGAGTAATCGTAGGAAGCCCATCCGAAGAGAACGTTCCAGGCTGGGAAGCAAAGGTTTTTTTAAAAGTAATCGCTCCGCTCTTCTCTTGTTTATAAAGATCGATAGTATGAACATTACTAAGATTATCTCTTTCTGTGATTACCCATATAGAACCATCTAGATCGCTTACGCAATCAGAATATAAATACCGAGCAGAGCTAGCACTCGCAGAATATCTCCAGTATCCAGCCTCTGTAAGGATATGAGCTGCATCCTGTCCAAGCTCTACGGAATCCTCTCCGCTCCACTTAAAGCGAGCTTCCCCAGGTAGCCCTCCTTGGATGGTTTCTACTTTGATCTCCTCCGCTTGGGTACCGATTGAAGAGAGAGTAAGGTTAACTCCATCGCTCTGCGCTTCCGGTACTCCTGCTCTCGCGTTCGCTTGGGTGAATTGAGATTGAGCATCCCAGAGGCTCTCCTTCGATATGGAGATGCTAGGGATTAGGAAGCCCCTTAAGTAATCTGGAGTAATGTTTGACATATTAATAACCTCTTATTCCTACTTGCTTAGTTTTCTGTATTCCTAGATCCTTCGCGAACCTTCCGAAGTGCTTAAAGGGTTGGATTACTACAGTCTGCGATCCTGCGGAGGCTCCCTGCTGGAGATTACGTACTCCCTGCTCTCCTCCCATCCTGCGTACAGTAGCCCTATCTAGAATAGCCTCTCCGCGCAATACTCGAGCGTTCGCTTCATCTGGAGCGATCCCCCCCATATGGAATTGCAATTGGGGGATCGGTTGCGATGCTACGAGGGCTGCTTGAGTTGCTCCCGTTGCTACTGCCATACCCGCAAGGATAGGCCCTAGAGGTAGACCATAAGTAAGAGCCTTCGTTACTCCTTCTGCTGTATTCATTGTAATCTCTGCGATACTTGCTGCTTTCTCGAGCTTAAAAAGAGCGATTGCCATATGAGCACGTTTTTCCAGCTGCTTACGCTCCTTCGCTGAGAGCTGCTCGAGCATCTCTGCTTTTTTCTGAGCTGCTTCTACATCTATTCCACTCGATTCCATCTTGAGATCGTTTAACTGCTGGAGCCCGGAGATCATCTCAGAGAACCCTCCTTGGATGAGCTGAGCGTTCTCTAATTGCTTCTTAATATTATCGCTTATTGTCTCATCTTCCTTATCGAGGTTCTCCATCTTCTGCTCATGCCTTAAGGCTTCTATGGCCATAGCTGCCTCGGCTTCTCTCCCAGTAGCGATACCGAGCATCTCCAGAGCTCCTATCTGCTCTTCGATTCTCGCTTGCTGGGCTAGCTTCTTTCTACCCTCATCATCTAGGAAGGCCTCCGCGATTGCTCTATCCATATCGGATTGGAGGTTCTTCTCCTTAATGACATCATCCGAGAGGGCTAGAGCCTCTTCTAGTGCTTTCGCTAGCTCTTCCTCTGCGGTAAGTGTTCTCTCGGTTGCTACTGCTCTCCGCTCGGATTGAGTAGCAGCCTCTTCCGTAGCATCTGCTAGTTCTTTCTCGAGAGTTACCATCTCTTGAGCTTTATCCACTGCTTCTGCTTGCATTGCTTCGATCGCTTCTCTCTGCTTCGTTTGATTAGCGATATCTGCGAGGAGAGCCTTCTCTAGCTTACCGAGCTCCGCTGCTTCAGCGAGCCCCTCTTGGGTAAGGTCTAGATTATTCTTAACGCTCTTAGTCTGGAGCTGTAGAGTTCTTAATCTCTCCTGCTCTCCTTCTGAGAGTACCACCGCAGAAGAACCAGCAGCGATATACGAATCCTTAAGGCTCTGGATAGTTGCCAGTAGAAGCTCGCTCTCGGAGATGCTACTTTGCACCGCTTGGATATTACCCCGGAAGCTTTCGTTAGCTGCCTCTCCTGCTTTCTGGAGATTGAACTCATATTCCGAGATCTGACCCGTTAGAAGTTGATACTCTAATCTCTGCTCTCGAAGCTTCGAGGCTGCATCGATAATGTTATTCTCCTGCTCGTTCTGGGAATCGATGAGGGCTCTCTGTGCATCCTTGAGGGCTAGAGTCTGTTCTTTTACTTTCTCGAGCTCCGCTTGATGGGCTACGTAGCCAAGGGTTAAGGCTCCAATCGCTACCCCTCCTGCTACTACGAGAGGATTAAGAGCTGCGAAGCTCATTGTAAGACCTTCCACTACTGCGAAAGTATCCGCGAGCCCATCCGCTGCTTCTGCGAGCTGAGGATTAACTCCTCTAAGAGCGAGCCCTATCGAAGAAAATCCTCTATCAATATCTCCGGAAGCCTCTCCTACATGCTCTAATCTTTCCTCAGCTCTACGGGCTGCATCTGCCATATCATCGAATTCTTTAGCACCTCTTCGAGCAGCTGCGGAGGCCTGCTTAGCAGCCTTCGCGCTAGCATCCGCGCTCTTCTTAGCAGCCTTCTCCGCTTGCTTCAGCTGTCTATCGAGAGCGGATACCATCTTTCGAGCTTCCTGCTCGGTTACGTTAGGCATCTGCTTAAGCTTGTTAATTAGATCCTTAAGATCTGCCTTATAGGCAATATTGATCGATCTTTTCTCTTCTGCCATTATACTCTCCGCATCAAGTCATCAGCGAGGGCCTTAACTACCTTGTTAGCAGCCTTCCTCTGTGGTTTTACCATGAGCTCATTAGCAACCCTCTTTCCTTGAGGCTGGATAATATCTTGCCCTCTATTGTTCTCCGAATCTACTCCGAACTTAATAGTCCAAGAGTACGGAGCGCGATTAACTAGATAAGCCTCGAATACTCCTCCCGGAAGGATCCGGAAGCCTCTCTCGAACATCTTCCAGGAGCCTTTAGAGGTTTTCTTAAAGAAGGTAACCTCTCCTTCTGCGGTCTTACGGATAATGGGCTTCCTTACTGGCCAGTCCCTCCGAGCATCCTCTTCTATTTTCTTAAGGGTATCTTCGAGCACCTTACGAGCATTCGGAGCTACCTTATCTAAGAAACCCGTATAGAACTGCTGGAGATCTGTATCGATCGTTACACCTGCTCTACCTGTAGTTATTTTTGTGCTCATCTCTTGCCCCGTATTATCTCCTCCATTCTAGCCCTTTTTATCCGCTCTTGCCTATCTTGTATTGCCTTCGGATCTTCATTTGCTAATCTGTACTCAGCTAGCAGGGATACTCGGAGATCTTCCGAGAGAGTATAATACCAGAGAGGATCCTTCCCCCATCGGAGAGAGATCCGGAGAGCGAGGAGATCTAGCCCTCCTCTCCCGCTTGCGTAAAATTTGCTCTCTCTTCTACCTCTTGCTCGCTAGGGATTACCCGCATCATCTCCAAGAGAACTGCAGAGCCCATCTCGTAGACCTTCGCAGGAGTTACCCCAGCATCTAGCAATCGATCGAGGATCTTATAACCGAAGGCTATAGGATCCCCGCTTGCTACTGGGTACGCTGGGAGTACTCTTTTATAGTCTACTGATACTGCTATAGCAGCTGCACATAATCTACCGAGATGAGCTCGATTAAGTCCTTCCGTACCCCAGATAGATACAAAGTCTAAGCAAGTAGCAATAGAGGAAGGAATCTTCCCCTCATGCTTACCAAGTTTTTTAAGATCTAATAGCATAGTACCTCCTTACGCTATTAAGCTACAGTAAGACCACCGTAGCAAGTAAAGTTAAGAGTAAAGCTACTAGGATCTCCTTCTGAGAAGTCCAATGAGCAGATACACTTCTCAAGGGTTACGGTATGGTCTGCTTCCGCTGCATCTGGGCTATCTGCTAAGTACTTAATATCGATAGTGTAGTGCTCGATATATGGAGTTCCAGCAGTACCCGTAGAAACATTACCGGAGTAGTTACCAGCTTGATTAATGAAGTCACGAACCGAGCCCGCTTCCGCAGCATCTGTAAACTGTCTAAAGTGGAAAGAGAAGCTTCCTGTTTTCGCTTGCTCATCTTGCTTACGTACAGCAGCGAAGTTACCGCGATCCATTACTACGAGTTCGGAGAACTGCTGAGGATCTGAGAAGGTGAAGTTACCATCCTCGTACGCTACTTCGAGCGTTACAGGAGTAGCAGTACCATCGAGGAGAGTAATAACTCCATCGCGCTTAGTCTTAGGAATAGTAGAATATGCCATGAGGGCCTCCGGGGGATATGGGTACTATTTTAACCGATTAAGTTAGATAGTGTGTAGGATATTAAAGGATAGGGTAAGGATTATATACTCTTGGGAATCTGTTACAGCTCTCTCGGAACCAGTATACCTTATGGAGAACTGATTATCCGTAGTGTAGGCTTCTAATACTTTATTGATTACGCTCTCCTCAGCATCTAGGCTAGCATCGTAATCAGTAGGATAGATATCCAGGGGTCTTAAGCGGTGAGAGAAGATAACCTGCATCGGAGTAGCTAGATATACTCCTACTGCTCTTCGCTGCCTCTCCTCCATTGCGGTACTAGATGCTACGGAGATAGAAAAGGCCTTATGAGCTACTGTATTCTCTGTTCTTCCAAAGAAGTCCGGAGTATGCTTGCTCTCTTTGAAACCGGAGAGCTCTTCTATCTTCGAGGCTATAGCCTTACGGATACTGGATAGAGATTGTCCCATTATCTTCTCCGGAACCTACGAGAGAAGCGACCCTGCCCATTGAGATAGATTACGGGCTGCTTCGCTACTCTATCCTCTGGATTCGCGCTCTGTCCATCGTGATTGTGATCGTAGATAAAGTTAATCCGCTTCCACTCATCCTTATACTGAGCGTAATGCTCATTAGCGAGATCTAAGTATCTTCCGTTACTTTGTCCTAGACTAGAATGGAAGTCACGAAAGATATAATAGAGGGCTAGATTCTGATGAGCAGCGCGGAAGCTCTCAGCACTCATAACGAGATACTCGAGCCCTCCTCCCTCTGTTCTCATTCTCTGCATCATCGTATACCATGCTTCATCTATATAAGTCTGGTAGCTGGTAAGGTTCGAAGGCCTAATATCTGCTAGCTGGGAGTAAGTAGCAGTAAGATCTCCATCCGATACTACGGGGTATATTCTACGGAGTACGAGAGCACACATTCTACGAAAGATATACTCATCTCCTACAATTGTAACCTTCCACTCCTGCAGGTATCCTTCTCCGAGGATGAGCTCCGATCCCATCTGCGAAGCAGGATGCACATAAGTAGGAATATTACCGGGAAATGAAGCAGAAGAATTATCCACCAATTTAGTTTGGTCTGGTTTGTAGAGAGTGTAGCGTACTTCCGTAGGGACTGCTAGCACCCCATCTCGATAGATCGGTAAGGTTGTTGTATTGGCCTTCTCTCTCTCGAGGAGCTCTGGGATCTTAATCTGAGGAGCGTATGGGGTATTAGTAGGCATCGTTAGATCTCTCTATAAAGTTCGATTCCCTTCTCTTTGAAGGCTTCGATAAATGATAGCATATCTTCTCTAATCTTGTAATGCTCTTCCATCTTTCGCTTAATCTCTGGGATATGCTGAGAGTTCTGCATACGTGAGATCGCTTTATTCTGAGATAATGTTTCCAGCTCCCAGAAGTGAGGTTCGATAGGAAGCAGGGTTCCATCTGCGATTAGAGAGCAGCTCCACTTAAGGAAGGCCTCTCTATCGAAGCCCTTAATAACTCGGTTACCTACTACGCGAACCGTAGCCCACTTAGGGCAATGGTAATAACCTCCGCGTACTCGGTATTGATGTATATATTGATATTTTCCGGGGTCTAAGTAAGTCCATCCTTTCTGCTGTAAGATACCGATACGGGAGCCCGGATTACCTTGCTCTCCTCGGATCTGATGAACCCCATTAACACCGGGGATAATACGCTCCATTCTGATATTTGGAACGAATACTCCTACGCGCTCTACTTTCTTTGTTTTTCCCTTCGTTACTTCTTTTTCGAAGTAATGGAAGCTCCAGTTACTCGGATGCCATTTATAAAAGAAGGGGTGGTTAGGTTGCTCTGGGAGTAGATCTTGCTGCTTCGTTTGAACGGGAGCCCAGGGCTGTGGATTATAACTCATTGTATGTACCTCATTGTAAGTTAAAACGAGGGGAAGAGCAGAAGCCCCTCCCCATATTGGAATCCGTTAGGATTATACCAGAGTAGCGATCTCTACACCGCGATCGTCATCGATGATAGCGATCCCGATATAAGCGTGACCTACGATACGAGTAAGAGCTTTCGTAGCATCGCGATCCATCTCTACCATAACTTCACCCATTTCCATAGCTTCTACAGCACCCGGAAGAGCAGAAGGCATACCAGTAGCGTAACCGATAGCACCCGGAGCGAACATAGCAGCAGCATAGTTAGAGCTGTTATCTGTAACGTATGAAGAAGTATAGATCTCCACACCCATAAAAGTACCTTTATAGTGAGAACCCTTCGCGCTCAAGGCTTCATAAGAAGCAGGAGCGTAAGAGAGAGCACTATTTGT